TGGCTTGGCCATTGAGTACGCGATAAACCTCATTGCGGGTGTATCCGTTCTCGGTTGCCCACTCCGAGATTGTTTTACCAGCCTGGCGAAATCTTTCTTTCACCTGGTTGGCGGTTAGGGCTTTGACATGGGTGGCCATGGTGGTGGCTCCTGAGATGCAAAGATGATTGCTGTTTGTGCGAATGATTATGTGATCTATGCGTCACATAATCAAGGGAATTCTGTGACTGATACATCACATTTTTTAAGGCTCAGAGAAGAGCGTAAGCGTCTGAAGCTGACTCAGGCCGCAGCTGGCGCTATTGCCGAGGTGACTAGGGAGACCTGGAGCCGCTACGAGTCGGGGGCTCAATCGCCGGGAATGGAGGTGCTGAAAGCATTCGCTTTGGCGGGTGCTGATGTGCAGTACGTGCTGATAGGCTCTCGGTCGCCCGTCACGAGCCCAGAAGAACGCTTGCTGGTAGAGCGTTTTCGCAGTAGCCCTGCTGAGTTGAAAGATGCCGCCTTGCGCGTTTTGTTAGGAGAGCAGTCCGGCGATGGATCCCGCCACACGTTTAAAGAGGTCGGTCAGTACATCCATGGCTCGGTTAATCAAACTGGTCTCACGCTCAACGTAGGCGGTACCAAAGGGAAGAAATAACCATGAGTCAGGATTTCCATGGTGGAGTTGGCCAGGTGGCCGAGGGTGATATCAATAATTTTGGGATCAGCATTAGCGTTGCTGACAAAGCAGAGGCTAGAGGCCTTGTCTCTGCTCAGCGGAAGGAGTTACAAGGCCTCCGAGCCAAGTGCGAGGAGCTAGGAGATGATCCTCGCGACGTCTGGCGAATGGTCCACGCTCAGCTAGCAGTGACGTCCATATCTGAGCTTACGGCGGAGCAGTTCCTGGATGCGCGGAACGTCATTCGGGCAAGGCTTGAGCACTTGCAGGAAGAGGCTGACAAACGACGGCTGGTTGGGAAGGTCCTGCGCGCAGTGGCTGAAAAAGACGCTCGGGCGGAGATGGGCACGTTCTGTGAGTTAAATTTCGGACGCACTCAGCTTGATAATCTTCAAAAGTCACAGCTTCAAAAGACGCTTGAGTTCGTCTTGAGCTTCAAGCCTGAAGTGCAGAGCCTTCCTGGCCCCGCTGAGTTTGGCGCATTGGCTTTCTGGGAGTTTTTGACAGCACACCGCCAGAATGCAGCTGCATTGTTTTGCATAGGGCTGCTTATTGGTGGGCTATTGTTTTAGAGAATACTAAGGCCGAATCAAGCGTGATAGTGTCGAGACTTGACGGTCCAGCGCGCCACCCAAAAGGCTTTTCTGGTCTTTTTGGGATTTATAGGGAGATGCATTTTGAAGATATGTATTTTGGTTCTGGCTTCACTTTTTTCCATGGCTGCAAACGCCGAAACTATTGCGGAAAAGCTAACCACGCTCAGCTTGGATAAAACGGTCAAGAGCAATTCACCCGAGGTTAAGCGTACCCAAGCAGCGCTGACTCGCGGTTTGACAGTTTGTGATGTCGACAATGAAGAAAAGCTTGCGAACATTGCCTGGTTTATTACAAAAAAAATCCGTGCAGAGGGGCAATATGCGGAGGTTACAGATGTGATAGAGGGTGCCAATGCCGTGCTTTTAGGGGCCAAGGCAAAGCAAGATTGCTCTGAATTGTTGTCCATGTATGCGGTGAATCGTATAGAAGGACGTACGCACTCAGACGCTGTAGCTGGTGCCCGCGGCTTTTACCGAATGAGCGGATTAGTTAACTAAAAAACAAAGAGAGACACCGTTTTGCCTTCTCTTTAAACCCGATTAAAAGCTCTCCTGCACCGCGCCGCCGATCATGGCGGCGTGTGTATTTCTGGCATCCGCAATTACGACGGGTGCCCGGCAGGAGACGTGTATGCGACCCGAAAACCCCCGTGGTATCCGCAACTTCAATCCCGGCAATATCCGTCATGCCAAGGGCGTTCGCTGGCAGGGTCAGGCCGAGGTCCAAAACGATCCAGAGTTCGTCCAGTTCAATGGCCCTCGCTGGGGTATCCGGGCACTTGCACGTGTTCTGATCACGTACCAGGACAAGCGCCGCGCTGGTGACGGCAGTCGGATTGACACTGTTCGCGAGATCATCGAGCGCTGGGCCCCACCTAATGAAAACGATACCAAGGCATACGTGGCCACCGTGTCGCGTGTACTTGGCGTTGGTTCCGACGACGCCGTTGTCGACGTCTACAACTTCGAAACAATGCGTGACCTGGTCATCGCCATTGTCCGTCACGAAAATGGCCCTGGTTCATTACCTGGTGGTGTTTGGTACGGTGATCCGATCATCGCCGATGGTCTCAGTCTGGCCGGTGTCGTTCGCGGGGCGCAGCACGGCCAAGCTGCAGGTGATCAGGCATGAGGCTGATCCCTGGATGGAAGCGTTGTTATCGTCTGTACAGCGTTCAACTGGGGCTGCTGATCGGCTTCTTTGCCTTCGCCCAGGTAACGCTTTTACCTATGTGGCAAGCCCAGCTCTCGCCTACAGCCTACGCGGCGGCCAACAGCATTCTGGCTGCGGGCCTGTTCGTTGCGCGCCTGATCAAGCAAGGCCCTGATCAGGAGGTCGTGTAATGCGCATCCTCATACTCGGATCCTTAACCGGCGCACTGATTCAGGCCTGTGTCGCGCTTGCCAGCAGCACGCGACGATGGGTAGTGCCTTGCTTTGCTATTTCGCCGCCGCCGTCAAACCTGTTTGGTACTGCAGGGGTGGCCGCCCCAGGTCGATGGGGGCATCACTCGCCACTTCCACAATATCGCCTGGCAAAGACCGGTGTGGCTGTCGCCAAGCGCCGATCACGCAAGGCTCGTTTCTGGCAGGGAGACGGCCATGGTCGTCCTTGAAGCCGCGCTGAAATGGTTGCTGGATCGTTGGCAGATTGCCCTGGTCATTGCGGTTCTGGTGCTCGTGTATCTCTACGGCCAATCGAAGTACTCGGATGGCTACGAACAAGCAGCGACTGAAGGCGCCGCTACCCTCGTCAAGCTGCAAGTCCAGCACGCAGAAGCCGCCCTAAAAGCCGCCAATCAAACCCAAAGCGATCTGCTGCGCCAGGTGACTCGCGCCCAGGCTGCGGAGGAATCTCTATTCCAGCAATTCGGCTTGCATGCCGACGACGCGAAGCAGCTGCAGGAGCGAATCCCCCATGTCACTACCCAATACAAGGCATCAGTGGCGGCGGCTCCTCAGCCTATCCCTCATTGCGTTTTCACTGCTGGCTGGCTGCGCAACTACAACGCCGCCCTTGGTGTGCCCGCCGCCAGTGCGACTGCCTTTGCCAGTGCTTTTGCAAAAGCGACCAGCGCCTCCACCGGCACTGACGCCGAACTACTGGAAAGCGGCGTCACCCCCGCTGACATTCTTGCTCATGCCCAGGACTACGGGCGCTGGGCCCGAGACAACTTGGCTCAACTTAACTCGCTGCTCGACCTGCAAAAGGAATGACCTTGCATGGATTTTGTAGAACCTGTCACGGATGACGAAGAGGTCGATGAGTCTGACGAGGCCGAGGCGGTACGGCACGTCCGGCGTAGTGCGATGCGGTATCGATCAGGTATTTCCGGGTATCGCTGCGAAGAATGCGGCGATGCTATCCCGGAAGATCGACGCCAGGCAGAGCCCGGTACCGAGCACTGCGCTGAATGTATTTTCACCCTGCAACTGTTAACGAATGAGGCATGTGATGAGCTTTGAAGAAGCCAGTTTTAGTCTCAAGACCGTCCAGTGGATCGTCATGGGCGTACTTGCAATTTACACCTGGTTGAGCAACCGCCAAGCCGCGAGCGCTCAGGAAATGATGGTCATGCGTGCTCGGATCATCGCGTTAGAAGAGAACCTTCGTCACCTGCCCGACCACTCTGCGGTTGCGAACCTGTTGGGTGACATGAAAGCCATGCGGGCGGAACTGACGGGGGTCAAAGATGTTCTGGCCCCTTTGTCCCGGCAGCTGGACCGGATGAATGACTACCTGTTGCGAGAAAAAACATGACCCCATTTGCTGACTATCTGCGTGAAGATATTCGCCTAGTCGTGCTGCGCCTGCTGGTCGAGATGACTGCCTACCGGGCCAACAGCTCCGTGCTGACTATGGCGCTAGACAGTTATGGCCACACCCTCAGTCGTGATCAGGTTAAAACCGAGCTGTACTGGTTGTCCGAGCAAGGGGCATTGACGCTCTCCGATGTAGGTCCAGTCGTGGTCGCCACGCTGACAGAGCGCGGTCAGGACATCGCTGCAGGACGCGCTCGCGTTCCAGGCATCAAGCGGCCGGGGGCCTGACCCATGGCTGGCAAGTCCTCAATCGATCGCCTGCAGCCGGACGTCAAGCGCCACATTCAAAAGCTGTTGCGCGAAGATCGTCTGACCCTGGACGACATGCTGTCTGATATTCAGTCGCGTTTCCCCAGTGAGAAATCTCCGAGCCGCAGCGCCCTGGGACGTTTCAGACAGGGCTTTGAAGAGCTGACCCAGAAGGCTCGGCAGCAGCGCGAAATGGCCGAGGCATTTGTGGGTGCATTTGGTGAGGACGCCTCGGACAAGACTGGCGTGCTGCTGGTCGAAGCCATCTCAACGCTGACTTACCAGGCTGCAATGGGCGCACATGAAAAGGACGATGTGACCATTGCCGAGGTGACGGCGCTTGCCCGTGCCGCGAAGGCCACCATGGAAGCGCGGACAATGAGCGTCAAGGAACGCCAGGCCATCGAGAAAGCGACCCGTGAGCGCATTCTGCAGGAGCAAGCCGCCGAACTGGATAGCACCGTCAAGGCCAAAGGCATGACCGAAGAGCAGGCCCTGTTCTGGCGCCAGAAGTTCTTGGGGGTTCGATGAGCGCCTCAGTGATCAAGCCGTCCTCCAGCACACTGCGCGTCATTGAGTGGGACGAGCTGCCAGAAAGTGTACGACTGATACCCGAGGGCTATGACCCTCTGGGCGATGGTGTCCTGATGGCGCACCAGGCGGAGTGGTTGGGCATTCGGGCGCAGATCAAGCTATGCGAGAAAGGCCGACGTACCGGCATCACCTTTGCCGAGGCTCTGGACACTGTGATCACCGCCGCCTCGCAGAAAAGCGCCGGGGGTATGGATGGCTTTTACATTGGTGACACCAAGGAAAAGGGCCTTGAGTTCATAGGCTATTGCGCCAAGTTTAGCCGGGTGATGGCCGAAGCTCAGGCGTCCGGCGTCAGCGCGATCGAGGAGTTTCTCTTCGAAGACCAGGACGCCAGCGGCAGCACGCGGCAGATCAATGCGTACCGCATCCGCTTCGCTTCCGGTTTCAAGATCGTCGCCTTGTCCAGTAACCCAGCCAGTCTGCGAGGCCTTCAAGGCAAGGTCATCATCGACGAAGCAGCCTTCCACCGTGATGTGTCTGCCGTGCTCGATGCGGCAACCGCCTTGCTGATCTGGGGCGGTTGCATCGTGATTATCAGTACGCACAACGGCAAGTCCAACCCCTTCAACCAGATGGCCAATGACATTCGCGACCAGCGCTATGGCGACACTGCAAAGGTCTACCGCGCCACGTTTGACGATGCTGTTGCCAACGGTCTGTATGAGCGGGTCTGCTTCATGACTGGCGAGGCGCCTACGGCAGAGGGCAAAGAGGCCTGGTACAAGAAGATCCGCAACGCCTATGGCCCGCGCAAGGCGCAGATGCGCGAAGAGCTGGATGCAGTCCCGCGTGACGGCAACGGCGTCTGTATTCCTGGTGTCTGGATTGATGAGGCCATGCGCCCCGATCGGTCCGTGCTGCGACTGGCGCTTGATGACGACTTCACCCTGCAGCCGGTGTATCGCCGTGAAGCGTATGTAAGCGACTGGATCGAGCGGTATCTGGCCCCTGTGATTGCCACATTGAATGGCTCGCTTCGTCATTTTTTGGGCATGGACTACGCCCGGCACCGTGACTTTTCGATCATTTGCCCAATGTCTGTCGATCAGGATCGGCACCGTGACGTGCCGTTCGTGGTGGAGATGCACAAAGTTCCAACCCGGCAACAGCAGCAGATCCTGTTTTACATCCTGCGTCGGCTGCCCCAGTTCGTAGGTGCCGCGCTGGATGCCACGGGCAGCGGCGAGACCCTGGCCGAGGACACTGCCGATGAATTCGGCCGCAACCGCATTCACCAGGTGAAGATCAGTCGCGCCTGGTACGGGAACTGGATGCCTAAGTTTGTGCAGCTCTTCGAAGACGCCACAGTGACGATGCCTCAGGACGATTCACTGCACCAGGACATCCGCTCTATCGAAACCGTGGATGGCATCCCGATGATCGTCAAGGCTCGATCCCAAGACCTTAAAGATCCTGACCTGTACCGCCACGGCGACTTTGCCGGTGCAGGCTCGCTTGCCAACTTCGCCACACTTGAAGTGACGTCCGGGCCGGTCAGCGTCAAATCACGCAGCCCCCGTCAGGGCCGGAAAATTACCCAGGGGTACGCATGAAAAACCAAGGTGTGTGGGTTAGCCCCACCGAATTTGTGCGCTTCACAGAAGCGAAGCGCTCCACCAGTCTTACCAACCACATTGCCACTCGTGGCCGCATCGACGCGGGCAGCTTGGGCGGCGTCAACCTGCCTAACCCCGATCCGATCCTCAAGGCCCAGGGCAAAGACATCACCGTGTATCGCGACCTGCGCAGTGCTGCCTTGGTCGGCGGTAATGTTCGTCGCCGCAAGTCTGCCGTGCTGGCCTTGGAGCGCGACCTGAAGCGCGCCAACGCACCAACCAAGGTCGAGCGCTTCATTCGTGACTGGCTGACCGATCTGGACTTGGACCGCATCATCCGTGAGCTACTCGATGCGCCGTTGTTCGGGTACCAGCCCGTCGAGTTGATGTGGCAGCCGGTCGGCCTGTACACCGTGCCTGAGGATGTCCTGGGCAAGCCTGCCGAATGGTTTTTCTATGACCAGGACAACGCGCTGCGCTTCCGGTCCAAAGAGGCTGGCCAGGACGGCGAGCTGTGCGATCCGATGCGGTTTGTCGTGGCCCGTCAGGACGCGACCTACGCGAACCCTTACGGCTTCCCAGACCTGTCCATGTGCTTCTGGCCTGCCGTGTTCATGAAGGGCGGCTTGAAGTTCTGGGTGCAGTTCACAGAGAAGTACGGCAGCCCGTGGGTCATCGGCAAGCACCCGCGTGGCGCCACCGATGCCGAGACCGATCTGCTGCTCGACAGCCTTGAGGCCATGGTGCAGGACGCCGTTGCCGCGATCCCGGACGATTCCAGTGTGTCGATCGTCGAAGCCGCAGGTAAGGCAGACAGCGCCGATGTGTACCGCGAACTGCTGGAGTACTGCCGTAGCGAAATCAACGTGGCCATGCTTGGGCAGAACCAGACCACCGAGAAAGAAAGCAATCGTGCCAGTGCGACAGCCGGTGCCGAAGTCACCAACGACATCCGAGACGGCGATGCGGGCATCGTGGCCGCTGCGATGAACGGCGTGATACGCCGGATCGTTGATCTCAACTTCGGCGAGTCCGTAGCAGCGCCCCTGTACGACCTGTGGGAACAGGACGAGATTGATAAAACCCTGGCTGAGCGTGACAAGAACCTCACCGACGCGGGCGTCAAGTTCACCCAGGCGTACTGGATGCGGACCTACAACCTGCAGGAAGGCGATCTTGCCGCGCCGGACGTTGCCACCTCATCCCCGGCAGAGTTTGCCGAACCGACCGTGCGCCCGATTCTCGATCAATTGGCCCTTGACCAGGTGATCGATGCATTGCCCGCCGAGCTACTGCAGGAACAGGCTGAAAAGGCGATCGCACCATTGATTGAAGCCTTGCAGCAAGGCCGGACTGAAGCCGAGGCCTTGGGGTTGCTGGCTGAAGCCTACCCGCAGATGGATGACCAGGCGCTACAGCAGACGCTTACCAAGCTGATGTTCATGGCCGACATGTGGGGTCGACTGACCGCTGCTGCCGATCGGGAAGACTGACATGGCCAGTAAACCGCGTGCCAAACCAAAACCGAAGGTCAAGGCGAAACCAAAACCACCACTGGCTATCGATCTGAAAGCCATCTTCGGTCTTGAGCCGGAGAAAGCCGTTGAGTACATGAAGGCCAAGGGTTACGCGATCACCTGGAACTGGCAGGAGATGCTCGACCAGGCGCATGACCAGGCTTTCACCGTCGCCAAGGCGATGCGCCTGGATCTGCTGTCGGATATTCGCGGCGCACTGGAGACCGCGCTGCAGGATGGTCAGACCCTCGCCCAGTTCACCAAGGCGCTGCAGCCAGTCCTGGAAACACAGGGTTGGTGGGGCAAGCAGGTAATCGTCGACAGCAGCGGCGGCGCCGAGATGGTCCAGCTGGGCAGTCCGCGTCGACTGAAGACCATCTACCAGACCAATCTGCAGAGCGCATACATGGCCGGTCGCAAGGCCGAAATGGAAGAAACCGTCGAGACACATCCGTACTGGATGTACGTCGCGATATTAGATGGCAAGACCCGGCCTAGTCATCGCGCATTGCACGGCAAGGTGTTCCGTCACGACGACCCCATCTGGTCCTCAATCTTTCCACCCAACGGCTTCAATTGCCGTTGCCGTGTCGTTGCCCTGACTGAGGCTGCTGTTAAGCGCAGAGGGTTGGCGGTCGTATCAAGTAAGGGGCTGGTGACTACCCGCACAGTTGAAACAGGGGCAGACAAACGCACTGGCGAAATCCGCACCGCCCAGGTGACATCATTGCGCACCACTGACAGCGAGGGGCGCGTTGCCGTTTTTAGTACTGACCCAGGGTTCAACCACGCACCAGGTGCGGGGTTGGCCGAGGCGTTAAAGCGCAAGCAAGCCGCCGCTAACCAGTAGGAGCAATCGCATGTTTACTATCGAGCTGGATCAGCAGCGCCTGCAGGACGTTTTGCGCAAAGTCGAATGGGCGGTCGGAGATCTCGCGCCGCTGATGCGCTCGGTCGCTACCGAGCTGGGCAGCATCACCGAAGAGAACCTGGAAGAACAAGGTCGGCCAGACTGGGCTGATCTCTCTGATGTCCGGGTTGGCCAGCGCGAAAAGGATGGGACCTGGCCGGGTCAGATGCTGCAGGTCAGTTCCGCTGGCTTGGCGGCATCGATCGGCACGCATGCCACCGATAGCTCAGCGGTAGTCGGCAGCAACAAGCCGTATGCAGCCATGATGCATTTCGGCGGGACCAAGGCGGAATTCCCTCATCTCTGGGGCGACATTCCCGCTCGACCTTACCTGCCCATGGATGCCAAGGGTGTCGTACAGCCCGAAGCCGAGGAAGCAATCCTCGATCTGGCGCTCATGCACTTGGAAAAAGCGGCTCGCCTCTGAGCTCGCAGGAGGCGATTAGGGGCGTTCAGCGCCCCGGTTCATCGCACCACACCACTGAAATCCGCTCTGCATGCTTTATAAATCCCCGCTGCCGCACTTCATGCCTGTTGTTCGGGTGCAAATCCCGAGCACCTCACCACATTCCCTCGCGACAACTCTTTAAACCCGATTAAAAGTCTTGGGGCCGTCATTGGAACAGGCTGTGTGCTTACTCCATCAAGCGCACGCCAACAGCCATGAAGCCACTCCATATTTTCAAGCCGGGTAAGCACACCGCCATGAGCGGTGACAGCTTCAACTTCAGCGAAAGTGATCTGGCCGCCACGGTGCTTGCCTACTCGCCTGCATTGCACGAAGCGCCGCTGGTGATCGGCCACCCCAAGCACGATGCCCCGGCAGCGGGCTGGGTTGAATCTCTACAGGCAACGGCTGAGGGCTTGATCGCCGTGCCGAAACAGGTCGACCCCGCGTTTGCCGAACTGGTCGGCAAAGGCAGCTACAAGAAGATCTCCGCTTCGTTCTATCACCCTGACTCTCCGAGTAACCCTGTGCCTGGCGTGTACTACCTGCGCCACGTCGGTTTCCTCGGTGCTCAGCCGCCTTCGATCAAGGGGCTGCGCTCCATCGATCTGGCTGACACCGATGAAGGTGTTGTCGAGTTCGGCGACTACGGCCATGAGCTTGGCTCAAGCATGTGGCGCAAGTTGCGCGAGTTCCTGATCGGCCAGTTCGGTGCGGAAACTGCCGACAAGGTGGCGCCGTCCTGGGAGATCGACAGCCTTGCCGAACAAGCACGCCGCGCCGACCTGGACGCAGGCCCTTCTTATTCAGAACCCAAACCCACCCCTGAGGTAAATCCCGTGACCGAGGAAGAACAGGCCAAATTGAAGGCGGATAACGAGCGCCTTCAAACCCAGCTCAATCGCCGTGACAAGCAGGACAAAGACGCTGTGCAGGCAGCCATTCATGCCGGAAACACCGAATTCGCCGAGCAGCTGGTGGCCAGCGGCATGAAGCCTGTCCACGTAGCCGCCGTCGTTGCCGCACTGGACTACGCGGAGACCGGTGACAAGGGCGATAAGCCCTTGGAGTTTGGCGAAGCCGACGACCGCCAGCCACTCACCGACGGCCTCAAGGCTGTGTTCCAGGAACTGACCGGTGCGGTCAGCTTTGGCGAGCA